CGTCTCCCACACTAAAATATCTGTGGCCACGTTTAGGTAGGGGTTCTCATCGCAAAGCTTCATTAAGACCACCCACCAATCATATAAGTTGTTTGGGTTTATAAAGTCCACAGGGGGGCAGCCCTCAGTCGCTCTCAGGTTCTTCGGGTCAGTCAAGGCTAGTTGACCAATAGCATTAGCTTGGCCTTCGACAATAGCTTTAGTAAGACCACGTTCAGTGAAGTGACTTGGGTATAGGTTTAACGTAGGCTTCAAAGGCATTCTTCAACATCCCATAGGAAAGAGTCTGACAACTTGTTTTTATATTGATCGACAAGTAGCCGCAAGGTTTCTCGTTTATTTTTATTGTAAACGGCAGTGGCTTCGGCGACAGTTTTGTAAGTGCCGAGGGAGATGTATTTGCCAATGTGGTTCATAACTCTTACTTGAAAACCGCCGCTTCTTTCCACAGGGGTGTAAGTCTTATAGAGAACAGACCGTATCTTCTGAGGTAGAAAGTAAATGCAAGTCTCATCGACAAAGGCAGCACCAAAGGGGTTTATCGTTAAGTAGCTGTCAGAACCACTTAGCTTCTCTTTGGCGGCTGACAGCACCCGATAGGCGTAGGTGAAGTCAAGTAAGCGGTAATCATATTGGTATCGGCTTGGAAGTGCCAATAAATGTTCCTTTAGTCTTAGCCACACTTTGTATTGCCATTTCATAGCAGTAGAGTCTTTTTGCAAGGAGGTGTAAACCTTAATAAGGTTTTCTTGAACCGCAAAGGCTTCGTAACAGTGTTCCCTAATTAAGTTCTTTTCATGTTGGTGTTTGCGCCGAGCATGGTCTTCCTGAAACTTTAAGTGGCAGTAATTCGTAAAGAACACTTTAAGCTTTTCTTCTGTTTTGAAAGGGCCAAAGGTTTGACTTTCACCGTTCTCAAATATCTGTACAAACAGTTCGCCTTTCTCATTAGTGATGACTAGCGGTTTGTCTCTATAAACTCGTATTAACTCTGCTGGAATGATTAAGGTGTTATCAGGGTCTAAGGTATTGGTGCTGCCAATAGAGATGAAGCTGACAGACTCGTGATGGTTTCTAAGGGTGACGCAACGCTTTAACCAACCAAAGAAATAAGCTTCGTTAGTTAGTCTAGTCGGGTTAGGGTAATTCTTAGCTTTAACTTTTAAGAACTGTTTGTGGAGGTCTTTTAGATACTTGACTTCTTGGTGAAGGTTAACACCTTCGCCCATAGTTATAGGAGATTTCATTTGTGTTACCTTCGGGTCAGAAAGGAGGTTTCAGTTTATTAAACTGGGTCTATGTAATTAGGCAGAGACCAATGACCAGTTGGTTTTCGAGCATATTCCTCTATCTGCCTGATGAGAATAGTACCAAAGTAGGTGGGTTTTAATCAACAAATAACCTGTAACAAAATGTAAAAAATAGCTTGTTTTTTAAACAATGTGTGCAGATGTGGGCGAATGTGAACGGTCAGTCATGTGTGCAGATGTGGGCGAAACGTAATTTTTATAAAGGCATTTAGCCCACATCTGCACACAAAAAACCTAAAAGCATTTATTCCACATCTGCACACATACTCGTCAATATCTCCTAATAAATCAAACACTTACAAATTCCTAACACTAGATACTTAACCGGTATTCTTCTTACCCCCTTATATAAAAGAAAAAAAAGTTAAAGTAAGAAAAAATAAAAAATAATAAAAACCCTTTTGGACATTTTTCTAAGTGAGAATAGTTCTCAACAACTTAAAAACCACTCTTTGTGGTATCATCATCGCAAACACCGTGGACAATAGCAGTTGCAACCTTCAATAAGGAAATAAAGCCCTCTACTTTGGTATTGGGTGGAGAGGACTAAGGTTGAAAAGGTGAGGTTTCTTGCATTTTCCTCTGTATTACACTCAGCATTAGCTTCGGCAGAGCTAAGCCTACATCTGCCCCCACTTCTACCATCTTGATTGTTCCCCACTATTAGTGGTATTCTTTACGCAATTAATACTGAATTAATACAAACTATCATGCCAAAGCGTATAGACATCACTGATGAGATTAAGGCGAAGATTAAAGCCAACATGGGTTCTGAGCCTAACTACGATCAAATCGCTGTATTTGAGATGACGGCTGTGACCTCGTTGCCCTTAAGCAAACGCTGGTCTATTTATGACAAAGCTCAAATTACAATGGCTACCTTTGAAGAAGCTGCTGCTTATTTAAATCAAGGCGGTTTTGTACCCTTCCATACTTTGCATAATCAAGGTTACGAAATCCCTGTCGGTCGTGTCTTTTATGGCGAAGCCCAAAAGAACGCCAAAGGTTTTGACGAGTTACGAGTTCTTGCTTTCATCGACACGGCTGCTCACGCTGACTTAGCTGACAAGATGGACAACGGTATTGTCGAAGAAGTTTCTGTCGGTATGTCCTTTAAGCAATTACTTTGCTCCGCTTGCGGTGATGACTTATTATCAGATATGGGTAAGGTGTGGGACAGAACCTGCGCTAACGGTCATGTTATCGGTATGGGCGATCACCACGTTAAACCGAATGGTTTAGGTGTGTTTAGTGAGTTGAGTGCAGTCTCTAAAGGGGCTTCACAAGGCGCGAAGATTCTTGGTATGCAGAAACGCAATCTAGCTGCTAGCTTAGAGCGTTCTGATTTAGCCTTAGCTGCTTCCGTGAAAGCTGACCCAGAGCTGATGCTGTTTACGCCTCACGCGAATTTAGATACAACTAATGAGGGGGAAGACCCTGTGCTTATCGCTGAATTACAAGCCAAGCTTGACGCTGCCGAAGCTGAAAAGGTTGCTTTAACTGCTGCCAAAGACGCTGCCGAAGCTGAAAAGGTTGCTTTAACTGCTGCCAAAGACGCTGCCGAAGCTGAGAAAGCTACCTTAGCGGCTGCTAAAGACGCTGCCGAAGCTGAGTTAGCAACTACTAAAACTGAATTAGAAGCTGCCACTATTGCTAAGACCGAAGCTGAGTCTAAGTTAGTTGCCGCTCAAAATGAATTACAGGGTCTAAAAGATGCTGAGTCAGCTCGGCTATCTGTTCGACCATTTAAAATCCCTTTAGGTGGGATTCAAGGCTTAGATGCAACTCATACAGATGTTGCAGCTAAGTCTAAACCTGTAGTAGCTGGGCCGTCCCCTGCTTTTAAAACCCCTAAATAACTGGAGTTAATCATGGCGCAACTCGCTAGTGGCGGTATCAGCCTTGTAGGTATCCCACAAAATGAATTTCGTTTTACTTTCAACTTAGCAGCAGGTATTACTAAAGCTGATGAAGGTAAACCTGTCGCATTAGACACCTCTGCTAACAATACTGTTAAACTCGCTGGAGACGGTGATGTTATTATCGGTAACTTGAAAGTCGTTGAGAACCGCCTCGTTGAAGGTATCTTAGTTGGTACTGTTGAGATGAAAGGTGGCTTCACTTGGACTAAATCAGGTACAGTCAACCGTGGTGACAGTGTTGTTGGTGCAGGTTCAGGTGCCGTTAAAACAGGTACTAACGCTCGTACTTTAGTTGTAGCAGTAGGTTCTACTACTGTTGACGTTATTATGATCTAATTTGGAGTCAAATGATTATGGCTATTCGTCCATTAACCGACTTAATGAAAAAAGATCGTTTGTCTCCAGATGAAGTGGCAGCAATGTTGGCTAATGACAGCCCAAGCACTTCTGCTGAGAAAGGTCTTCAATTAGTTGCCGAAGCTGCTTCTTATGGTATCTCTTTACGCGACTACTTAGTTTTACACGTTGCCCCTACTAAGGGTGAAGGTGCTGCTAAGTACACAGGCTTAAACGGTTATGAAGCTGTTAAAGCTGCTTTAAACTTGCCTCATGCTAATGATTTTGAGCAAGGTATCACCTTACAAGCGGCTGCCAATACGTTCCAAACCTATACAGGTACTCGCGCTTTGTTTCCAGAAGTCATTGACGATATGTTGAAACAAAAAACCCGTATGGAACAGGTTGAGAACATTGCCTCTATCGTTTCTCAAAGCCGTACTGTTGACCAAGTAGAGATGATTACAACTTACGTTGAAGATGACTCTGCTGACCGTAAGCAATACACCATTTCTGAAATGGGTCGTGTACCAGTTCGTTCCGTTCGCACTAGCCAAAATGTTGTTAATTTCGGCAAACGCGGCTCTGGTATCGAAATGTCCTACGAGTTTAACCGCCGCGCTTCGTTAGAC